CCTGTCCGAGGCCCCGGTCATCGTGCTGGGCCATCTGACCGAGGCGCAGCGGCGGGCCTATCGCATCGCCGACAACAAGCTCACCGAGCTGGGCGGCTGGGACGAGGCTCTGCTGTTGCAGGAATTGCAGGCACTGTTGGCCGAGGATTTCGACCTCGGGCTGATCGGGATCCCCGAGGATGAACTGGACGCCCTGCTGCACGCGGGCGACGACGACAGGACGGTGATCGACGACGATGAAGCCGATGCCATCCCTGACCCGCCCGCCGAGCCCATCACCAAGGCAGGCGACATCTGGCAGCTCGGACGCCACCGGCTGTGCTGCGGCGACGCCACCGATGCGGCCGCCGTCGCAAGGCTGATGCAGAATGAGGCGGCCACGCTGATGTTCACCTCTCCGCCCTACGCCCAGCAGCGCGACTATGGCGCGGCCAAGGAAAAACTCGGCGATTGGGATGCGCTGATGCAGGGCGTGTTCGCCGCAGCGCCGGTCACGGCGGAAGCGCAGCTGCTGGTCAACCTCGGCCTCGTGCATCGGAGCGGCGAATGGCAGCCCTATTGGGAAGGATGGGTCGAATGGATGCGCGCGTCTGGTTGGCGGCGGTTTGGTTGGTATGTCTGGGACCAGGGGCCGGGCCTGCCGGGCGCCTGGCAGGGGCGCCTGGCACCGTCGCACGAGTTCATTTTCCACTTCAACCGAAGCCCACGCAAACCGCACAAGACCGTCCCGTCCAAGCACGCGGGCGAAACGCTCGGCGGCGGTGGGCTGCGCGGGGCCGACGGCACCGTCGACGCCAAGACCGGCACCGGCAACGCGATCCAGAGTCATCGCATCCCCGACAGCGTCTTCCGCATCATGCGCCACAAGGGCGGGCTGGGTGCAGCCGGATCGCACCCCGCGGTGTTTCCCGCGGCGCTGGTCGAGGCGGTGCTGACAGCGTTCTCGGATCCGGGCGATCTGATCTACGAGCCGTTCTGCGGCTCTGGCACGCAGATCGTCGCCGCCGAACGCACTGGGCGGCGCTGCTTCGCGATGGAACTGGACCCGGTCTATTGCGACGTCGCCGTGCGGCGGTGGGAGATGGCGACGGGGCGAAAGGCACAGTTGGAAAATCGCAACGAGACCACCATTGGCAAGGAGACAAAACAGGAATGATCATCGACACCCCGATCTGGCGAAACGCCGACCTCATTCGGATCATCCCGATCACGCGCGCGGACCTGAACCAGGCCATATCCCGAAACGACTTTCAGCCTGAAAACACACCCAAGCCCGGAAAGGCGCGCTGGTACAGCTGGAGAGACGTGGTATCGGTTGCTGCCGCACAGGACTTGCGCAAACTTGGCTTTGGTCCGTCCATCGCATTTGGGCTGGTGCAAAACCACCTGTCACCGTTTCTGCGGGGTAGCATAGACGCCCCGGACGATTGCGCAGGAGTGCTTTGGCTTATCCGTCCGGGTGACGACCATCTCAACATTGAGACCCCGTGTGAGTTCCTGCGCCACACCGAATACGAGGCGCTCCTTGTCACGCCAAACGAGAGCGCTTGCATCATCGTGAATATCGGGCGCATTGCAGCACGCGTTCGCAATGACCTGCAGGCGACCGAGACTGCCAAGGTCATCCGTGAGGAATTTCAGATCACAGGACCGGTGATGTGACCCAATCGCGCGGCATGTCGCTGATCGAAGCCGTCACCAATGTGGCGGTGGGCGGTGGGCTATGTGCTCGCTGTCGCGACGCAGATCGTGGTGTTTCCATGGTTCGGCCTGCGCCCCAGCATTGGCGAGAGCTTGGCGCTGGGCGGGGTCTTTGTCGGCATATCGCTCCTGCGCAGCTACACGCTGCGCAGGCTGTTCGAGCGCTGGCGATAACAGCAGGGCATCAGGCAGCCTCGATTTTGTACACAGTGCCTCTGCCCGTGACCTTCTCTGAGATAATCGGCAGGTTCAGCTTCTTCTTGAGACCGCCCGAAATCAGGCCTCTTGCCGAATGTGCCAACCAGCCCGTCGCTTCGACGATCTCGGCAATGGTTGCGCCCTCAGGTCGTTGAATGAGGCCGATGATCTCCGCCTGCTTGGTGCCGGCGCGGATAGCGACCGGCTTCGGCGTGGAAGGGTTCGGGGATGCTTCGGGCGCATCCTTTGGCCGAGTGACCAGCTCCAGCTTTGCCTTGCGCAGGTTGGTCATTGTGCTCGCCACCACCGGCTCGATCCCGATGGCCAGAAGCCCCGCCTCGGTGACCACCAGCGTGGTGCCGTAGCCGTCACCGGTTTCGCGCCAGAGCGGTTCGCCCTTGCGGGTGTCGGCGTCGACCTCGTTGAGCCAGCCACGCCCGATCATCAGGGGGACGACCTTCTTCGCGGCGGCACCATGCAGCCCCTTGGGCAGCGGCAGGGCGATGTTGTCGGGGCGCTGGGCCCCGGCGCTGAGGATGATGGTTTGCGTGTCAGTGAGTTTGGGCATGCGTTCCTCCGGTTTCCGAGGGCCAGCCATTGCCAGCCCTTCTACCGGGTGAAGCCCGCCGTCAGGGCGGGCCGCGTGCGGTGCTGGGTCGGGATCACTCGGCGAACTCACCCTCGCCAAATGCGCCGTCGGTGATGCGCTTCAAGAGGCTGGCGTAGTGCTCAAGGGTGCCGACATGCCCCCAGCTGACCTCGTCGGGGTGGCAGTTGAAATGGTCGTCACTGAGACTTGCCAAGCGGGCGAGCATAGTGTCGATCTCGGCTTTCTTTGCAATAAATGCGCTGAGGGCTGCCTCGCGGTTGCGCGCGGCCTTCTCGGCGCGCAGCTGGTGGCGGGGTGTGGTGATCGGGTTGAGGCGGGTCATGGCGTGGCTCCTTGGGCTGAGTTGCATCGTTTTTCTGTGACAACCATCGCTCGGGTCGGGCGATTGTCGTAGGCAATTCCGCGCAATTTCATGGCTTTATGATTACGCGATGCGATCCGGATCGATGCGCGCGGCCTGTTCAGCCTCATGTCTCTGGACGGCATCGGGCGGGTCGCGCCGCGCATTGACGATGGCGACGAACAGCGCGCGGGCGATGGCGGCGACTTCGTCGGCCCCGGTGCTGGTCAGGCTGGCATCGTGGATGGCGATGGCCTCGCCAAGGTCGGTAAGGGCGTAAAGCGTGGCGAATTCGGCATCGGTCGGGTCGCAGGTCTCGGTGTCGCGGTCGTCGGGGCTGATGGCGACGCTGCGGCAAAACCGCAGGTCAAACCCGATGGCGCATTCGCGGCGGGCAACGTCGGCGAGGGTTTCGCCCTCGGAAAGGCAGTTGGGGATCATGGGGTTGCTCCTTCGGGGGCGTGGGTTTCGGGATCGAGTTCGATTCATGCGCCGTCTTGCCAGACGTAAAGGTGGCAGAACTGGCGGGTCGGGCGCGGCAGGATTACCGGGTCGCGGGGCCGCTCAAACGCCTCGATCCCGTCGGCGCGGACCTGCCGGATCTCAATGGCAGCAAGGATGTCCTCGGGCGACCAAGGGGCCAACGCGGGAAGCATGTGGCCGGGGTAGCCGTCGTAATGGGTGTAAATGTGCGCCAATTCCCCGGGCCGGGCTTCGATGGCGATTTGCGCGCGGGTGCTCATGTGGGTCTCCGTTTCGGGGGCAGATCAGATCAACCCGTGCTGCTGCAGGACCGGCACGACATCGGCCAGCTCAACGGTCAGGCAGTCGATCCCGATCCGGCCTGCCATCTCGAAAACCTCGGCGTTCAGGCTCCGGTCATTGATGTGGCCCTGCAGCGCGGCGGTGGTCATGGCCTGAACAAAGCGGGCGCGGTCGATGAAGATGCGGGTCGTGTCGGAAGGGATGGCGATGGCCATGATCTTGCCCTCCTTCAGCGCTTGCACGCGGCGGCGAGGCCAGCGGCATAAGCCTCTTCAAGTGCTGCACGGATCGCCCAGACGGCGACATCGTGGAAGTCGAGCCGGTCGCTGTTCCGGGTTTCCAGCGTCTCGATGCTGTGAAAATGCCTGGTTGCGATTTCCAGCAGCAGGGCGTCGCTGGGGGCTTTGGCGGGGGCGGTCCTGGTGGTCATGGCGGTGTCGTCCTTGGCTGAGTTGCATCGTTTTCCTTGGACCCAGACTCGCTCTAGCGGCAAGTGTAATCAACTGAATAAGCAGATTATTTCCATTTAATTCCAATATCTTGAGGCTTCGTCATCGCCATGGAAGGTATGTCCGAGCGGGAATACTCCGCCCATTCCGGCCTCTCGCGCGGGGCCATCCAGAAGGCGCGCCGCGCCAGTCGGCTGGTGGTGTACAGAGACGGGTCGATCAACGCGGCCGCCTCCGATATGCGTCGGGCCGAGATGACCGATCCGGATCAGCAACGACGCAGCACGGGTGGTGATGCTGGGTTTTCTGGGCCAGCGGACAGTTCGTCCTATCTCAAGGCCCGCACCGCGCTGACGGTCTACCAGGCGCAGGACAAGCAGCTGGGCATCCAGAAGAAGAAGGGCACGCTGGTTGATCGCGCCCGGGCCGAGACGCTGGTGTTTCGTCTCGCGCGCCAGGAACGCGACACTTGGGTGACCTGGCCCAGCAGGGTGGCGGCTCTGATGGCGGCCGACGTGGCAGCAGAGGTGGAAAAGCAATCCGGCAAACCGGTGATGATCGAGGCCGCGATCCTGCAGAGGGTGCTGGAAACCCATGTCAGACAGCACCTCGACGCCCTCGCTGACCTCCGAGTATCCCTCGGATAGTGACGACACGGCCAACGAAGACCTGACCGACGATCTCGACCTTGGCTTTGACGGGGCCGAGGATATCCTGCGCAGCTGGCGCAAGGGCATGCGCCCCGACCCGGACCTGACGGTGTCGGAATGGGCGGATCAACACCGCTGGCTGTCGTCACGCGGCGCGGCGGAACCCGGGCGCTATCGCACAGCCCGCGCGCCCTACCTGCGCGAGATCATGGACGTGCTGTCGCCGCGACACCCGGCGCAGCGCATCAGCTTCATGAAGGCGGCACAGGTGGGCACGACCGAGGCGGGCAACAACTGGATCGGCTTTGTCATCCATCACGCGCCGGGGCCGATGCTGGCGGTGCTGCCATCCCTGGAACTGGCCAAGCGCACATCGCGCGGGCGGCTGGATCCGCTGATCGCGGAAAGTCCGGCCCTGCGCGAACGGGTCAACCCGGCCCGGTCGCGCGACGCGGGCAATTCGATGCTCTCAAAGGAATTCCCCGGCGGCATTCTGGTGCTGACCGGGGCCAACTCGGCGACGGGCCTGCGCTCGATGCCAGCGCGCTACATCTTCCTCGATGAGGTGGACGCCTATCCGGCCTCAGCCGACGAAGAAGGCGATCCGGTCACGCTGGCCGAGGCGCGGACCACGACCTTCTCGCACCGGCGCAAGGTGTTCATGGTCTCGACCCCGACGATCCGGGGGCTGAGCCGGA